AATATTAATAGTATAATAGTAGTACGAAAGGAATACATTATGACCGAAAATGAAATCTTTGATGAAGTTGTTGCCCGTCTTGGTGAATCAGAAAGTTTACAAGAGTTTAGACACGCTGTGCAACCATTTGTAAAAACAATAATTTCATCAGACCAATTTCCAAAAACAAAAAATAATCTTAATGACAACGAAAAATTCAATGCCATTACAACAGAAATGTGGTGTGAATGTTGGTTAAGATATTCATAGGATCATATGCAAGGTTTTTTTTCTATATTTGTTTAGCCTTGCAATGATTAGGTTTAGCCGTACCTAGTTATGAGCAAACGGTGTCCTTTCAGGGCACTAGATTTCTTTGACCGTACCATTCTAGTGCCCATTATTAATCCATTAAAACAAAGGAGTATATTATGGATATTAAAATTGAAAGTGGTATACCTTTACCAAGTAGAGGTAACCAATCTAAATATGACTACTTAAAAGAAATGAATGTGGGTGATTCATATGTTCTTCCATTTTCATTAACTACACAGCAATCACTTCGCCAAGCGTTTCATATACGAAAGATGAAGTGTGCTTTTAGAAAACAAGATGATGGAACTATGCGAGTATGGAGGACAGAATGACTTTCAGAAAATTTACTAATCATAGACAGTATGATGTACATTTAAAATTTGATCGCAAGACTTTGAAGTTTGGTAAGTGCCCAAACACTTGCGAGTTCATTGATTTTCATTTAGATAATCCAAGAGTTTGGGATCTGTACCTACAGTTTGCTACTGATATGGTTCATCATGGACACAAAAAATTATCAAGTGAAATGCTTATCAATCGTGTCCGTTGGGAAACAATGTTAGATACAACAGATAAACAATTCAAAATAAATAATAATCACAAACCATATTATGCAAGGTTATTGCTATCTTTACCTAAATTTAAGAACACAAAGTTTCTTGAAGTTAGACAAAGTTGTGCAGATGATTTATCATATTCCGAATGTGAAATTCTGATAAGTCCATATGTATAAGTATGCAATCAAAGATTTGCAAGAACGCCGACAACACTTAGGATTATCTTCTCAAGAAGTATCAGAGAAGCTAGGTGTGTCGGATAGTCTTGTATCATTATGGGAGTGTGGTAAGAAGCAACCAAGCACTATAAATTTTTTTAATTGGTGTCAGGTGCTTGGCTTCAATATCATTTTGAATGTTCATTTAACAAACATACCAAAGGGATTTACACCTAGCTTTGACACTAAGCAATGGATCGTAGAAGAGTTTGGTGAAAGGTATAACTATGACAACGAACTTAAAATCTTTATCAACCATTATCGGGCAAGTGGAACAACTAAATCGGATTGGCAATATGCTTTCCGATCTTGGTTACTCCGTGCCAAAAAATTCACGACCAATTCAACTCAGTCCACCGAAGTTACTCAAGAACGCCGTGAACGAATACATAATGTCTTTGCTATTGGCGATAAAAAACGACAAGGTTGAGCAATACATAGGTACAGAAAAAGAAGCAGTATTAAATTTACATAATCTAAACAATGTTTTATTAGATTGCAGAGATTATATGAAACCTGCGAATCCAAAGTATGTAGGCACAGCAATAGAAATGTGTGCCTCAACATTTGGGTGTGATGTACCTAATGAACTTGGTCTAAAAATATACAAAGATATCCTAGCAAAATATCCACAATGTATTATAGAACAATACACAATAGAACTAATAAAGACTTACAAGTACAGGAGGTTGCCTGTACCTGCAGACTTTCTTGCTATCTATGAACCACCATACGAACACGGAATGTTGTTCATAGAAAATACATATTTGAAAACAAAAAAGTTTGCAAACATAGTACAAAAGTGCTATAAAATAGATACGAAAGGAGTATAATATGCAACCAAAGAAAAAAGTAGAACGACCAAAAACACTTGGTGGTTCAGATGCAATTCGCATTATGGAAGGCGATTGGCACACACTCTGGCTAGAGAAGACAGGGCGTCAAGAACCTGCCAACTTGGATCGGGTGTTACCTGTACAAATCGGCATTGTTACAGAAAAATTAAACAAGCAATGGTTTGCACAGGAAACAGGACATAAACTATTATCAGCTAGTAATCAACACGAATTCACAGATGGATTTCGCCACGCTAGTCTTGATGGAATGGTAAATGTTAGTGACAAAATTTGTGTCCTAGAGTGTAAGCATACCAATGCCAACAACACTTTAGAGAATGTTATACGAAAATATATGCCTCAGCTACAACATTATATGCAAGTTGCAATGATGGATAGAGCGTACCTCTCAGTAATTTTTGGTAATATGAGATACGAATGGTGTGAAATAACATACGATAATGATTACATAAAGATGCTTTACGAAATGGAAGATACCTTTTGGAAGCATCACATAATTAAAGATAAAGAACCAGAGAATATTAAAGCAGAAAAATTAATAAATAATTATACAGATAATATAAAAGTAAACGATATGATTCGTATAGATATGGAGAAGAACAATGAGTTTGTAGCTAATGCACATACTTGGCGTGAAACGAAAATTCCATACGATCAACACCGAGCAGTTGGTAAGGTATTGAAAGAACTAATACCTTCCAACTGTCGTCTTGCTGAAGGTGGTGGTATCAAGATATCAAGAACAAAGGCAGGACATCTAACCATCAAAGAAAACAAAGGAGGTTAATATGATGGCTAATATAGAACCAAGGGTAAAGAAAATACTTGCAGAGTATGATCTCAAACCCGAACACGCTTTGTGGGAACTCAAACGAGGTGGCAAGTCAACACTAATAATGTTGCATAAATATTGCGAACTTGTTGGAGCTAAAGCAGGTATTGTTATTGATGACATACTTGAGGTAGAAACTAATTCTGCACAAGGTATAGCAGTAGTAAAATGCTATGCTCACAATGACAAAATGAAAGTCATTACCTACGGAGAAGCTAGTCCTAAAAATAGTAAGGTTGCTTATCCATATGCAATGGCTGAGAAAAGAGCAGTAGATAGAGCCATTCTCAAACTTGTTGGATTACACGGCTTTGTGTATTCAGAAGATGAGTTTGATACAACAGACCAGAAGATCGGTTCTGCAGATGATGACGCTATCAAAACATTTCTTACTAATATTGAAGGTAGCAAAACTATTAAACAAGCTACCGGATATTATGAAATGGCAAAAGTAAACATAGCTAAAGCTAAGAAGTCCAATCCCGGATTGTACCAATTAGCAGTAGCTAAATATGAATCTAAGCGAAAGGAACTACAAAGTGTATAACAAGATTCAAATCATAGGTAATCTTGGTGCTGACCCCGAAATCAAACAAACGGGGGCAGGCACTAATTATGCCTTATTGTCAGTAGCTACAAACAGAGTAGTGAAAGGCGAAAAAGAAACCGAGTGGCACAAGTGTGTTGTTTGGGACGATAAAATTGCTGACATCTTAGCTAAATATACTAAGAAAGGAAGCAGAGTTTTATTGGAGGGTAGACTTACATACAGAAAATGGCAAACCGAATCGGGCGAGGAGAGAATAAAAGCCGAGATTCACTTAGACAGATTCAACTCAGAAATGAAGTTGATGGATTCTAAGTCTGATGGTGTGCCAATATCTGCACCTACAACAGAGCAGCCAAAACCAATGGCTGACATGGGTGAAATTATTGATGACGACATTCCATTATAATGTTTAAAGTATGGATCGTAACCTTGTGGATTGCATATGAAGGGCAACTGTATGTTAAGTATGCTCTGCCATTGCAACACAAATGCGATATATTTACTTGGTGGAGTGTAAAGGAACAGTACCTACACACTCCACTAAACATTGTTGCAATGAAATGCACTAGAGTTAAAGACTTTAGAATAGATAAAAGGATATTTAATTATGACAAGAAATGAAGCACGAGTTTTAAAGTTTGTTAAAGACTTTTTAATGATGTATGGATTTAGTCCTTCATACAAAGAGATTGCAGAACAATTAACTTTTGCATCTCCTTCACAAGCACATAAAATTTGTATGCAATTAGTGAAGAAAAATAAATTAACCAAAGGTGTAGGTGCAAGAAACCTAGAAGTATTAGGTGCAGATTGGTATGCACAAGCACCATCAGATGTGGAGCCAAAAAATGAAAACTAAAAAGAAATATAATTTTGCAGTTGAATGTTTTTATGATTACGAAATAGAAGCAAACACAGAAGAAGAGGCAAGACAAATACTACAAGACAAAGGTGGATTTGAAATACAAGGGAAGATGAGGTATGTAGATTCTGCATTTAAAGAAGCACGACTAACAGAGGTGAATGATGGGTAAGTTTAGTAAAAGCAAAGGGTACAGAGTAGAAGCAAAACTTGTTAAAGAGTTCGTTAAGCACGGAATAAAAGCAAGACGACAACCAATGAGCGGAGCGATACCAGACTTCCCTTACGATATAGAAATAAGACAAGAACCTTGGCACAAATTAAGTGTAGAAGTAAAAGCACGAAAAGACGGAGCAGGATTTAAAACGCTAGAAAAATGGAAGGCAGGTGCTGACTTGCTGTGCCTACACAAAGACCACGGCACAACAATGGTATGTTTAGACTTACCATTATTTATTGATATATTAAAGGAGGCAAGTAACAATGAAAGCTAATAAATATTTATGTGTTGTTGATCATTATGTACTTGTAGAAAAATGGATTCCGTATACAAAACAAAGTTCAGCTTTAGATAAAGAAGGTAGAACTGTAACAAAAACAGAAACTACGGAAAGATTTGAAAAAGTTTGGCAACATGTACAAGATTTTTGTTTTTACGAAGTAAACACAAAAGAAGAGTTAAGACAGGTAAAAGAAAAAATACAAAAATTAATTAAACAATCGTGTAGTGACAAAAAAAGTCCTGATGCTAAAAATATAAAATTTTATTTAATACCACTAGAAGAAAAGCATTTAATAAAACATATTAAGTTTAATAAAAAAAATAAAGATTATGGTAATGTTATGCATTACAGTAATGTAGGAGTATGGGAATGCATAAGATAAATGATGAAGGTGAAATAGTAGACAAAGATGGTGTGCCAATCAAAGATCACCGAGGACAAGTTATAGTTGTCCCACTAGAATATCGGTATCATTACCAACATTATTTAGAAGATGATTAGCTTATAGGTAGAATAAAAGTAGAATTAGTCCTACAACGCCTATAGCTGAGTACAGAGGGTACTTTGTAATCTGAAGTATAATCATACCCCAAACCTTACTGCACACCCTTCTAGCCTTCTCTATGCCTGACATTTTTGCCTCCAAGTAATCA